AACAGGTGAATTAGAGTGGGACGGATTTTATATATTCAATAATAACTTTGATTATATAGAACAAATCACAGACTACATTAATGATTTGTTAGATGCACAAGAAAAGGGTGATTTAGATTATTCATTATGTATTATGTGGGATTCTGTTGGGTCTGTACCTTGTAAAATGACTTACGAAGGTAAAGGAGGTAAACAACACAACGCATCTGTATTGGCAGATAAGATTGGTATGGGTATTAACCAAAGAATATCAGGATCACGTAAATCGGATTCAAAATATGAGAACACTCTTATCATTGTTAATCAGCCATGGGTAGAATTACCTGACAATCCTTTTGGACAACCAAAAATTAAGGCAAAAGGTGGAGAAGCAATTTGGTTAAATTCATCTTTAGTATTTTTATTTGGAAACCAAAAAGGTGCTGGTACAACTAAGATTACCGCAACAAAAGACAAACGAACAGTTAAGTTCGCATCAAGAACAAAAGTGTCTGTTATGAAAAACCACATTAACGGACTTGGATTTGAAGACGGTAAGATTATAGTAACACCACACGGATTTTTACCAGGGAAAGAAGCGTCAGAAGAAAAGGCATCGATTGAACAATACAAAAAAGATCATGCCGAGTATTGGAAAGAAATAATTGGAGTTGATGGTGACTTTGATTTGAAAGCAGAAAAAGAAGAAGTGGAGTAAGAACCCTGTAATAATACAGAAATGGCAAAGACGTTATTGGTTGACGGAAACAACCTTTTAAAAATTGGATTTCACGGTGTTAAAGATTACTTTAACAAAGGTGAACACATTGGAGGTCTTTGGCACTTTCTAAACACATTACGTCGGTTCATAGACGAAGAAAACTTCAGTAAGGTAGTTGTATTTTGGGACGGAGAAACAAGTACTTCACAACGAAGACTAATCTACCCAAAATACAAACTTAACCGAAAGGCTCCCGAAAACGAATTAAAGGAAGAATCGTTTAACAAACAAAAACATAGAGTTAAGGAATACCTTGAAGAAATGTTTGTTAGGCAAGTTGAGTTTCCAAACTCTGAAGCCGATGATTTAATTGCGTACTATTGCCAAATATCTAAAGGAGAAGATAAAACCATTTTCAGTGGAGATAGAGACCTTACGCAACTTATCACTGATGATGTAACAATCTACTCACCTAACACAAAGAAGTACTATAAGAAAGGAGATAATATCAAATTACATGATATTGAAATACCACACTATAATATAAAAACATTTAAAATCCTATCGGGCGATAAATCAGATAATATTGATGGTATCTATTATTTTGGTGAGAAAACTTTTGTTAAATTATTTCCTGAGCTACTTGAAAAAGAAGTTTCATTTTCCGATATTTTAACAAGAGGTGAGGAACTACTAAAAGAACAAAAAGACAATACCGTTCTTAAAAATTTACTGACGGGTAAAACAAAAGAGGGTATTTTTGGTGACGAGTTTTTTATAATCAATGAAAAGATTGTAGATTTATCGGAACCACTTATTAGTGAAGAAGGAAAAGAATTAGTTGAATTATATTACTCTGAGTCATTGGATCCTGACGGACGAGGGTATAAGAATCTAATTCGGATGATGATGGATGATGGATTATTTAAATACCTACCAAAAAATGATGATTCGTGGGTATATTTTTTAAAACCATTTTTAAAGTTAACAAGAAAAGAAAAAACAAAGTTTAAAACAAAAAAGTAAAATTATGAAAGAGCAGAATGATGTAACAAAGGTTGAGTTTCTGATTACACTTAACAACAATTTTGTAGTACAAAGATTTTTTAATGTAAAAGGGTATAACGAAAAGAATGAAAATTCAGTTGATCTGTATGAGTACATTAAGTATTTGTCTGAGTCTTTACAAACAAAATTGAGAAATAAGTGTATGGTATATATGTTAGATAACAGATACCAAATCGAAGAAGACCCAAGCATTTTAGAAACATCAAACACAGACGGACCTGAGATATTTAACATAATCTTAAAGGTCGGAAATAAGACAATTTGTCATAGAATTATTGATGCGAAATTATACCCACCAAAGGTAAGATATACGCTGGACATACGACCAGACATAAAAAACATTTTAAGAGAATTAACTGACATTTTATCAGATAAAAATTTATCTTACAACTACCTTAATTATTCGTTCGCTTAACTATATTTATCTAAAACAAGGTACAAAACTTATAAAATATGTCAGACAAAAAGAACTTCGGATACTTAGGAAATACTTTTCAAATTCAATTACTAAATAACATAATTACATATAAAGATTTCTCTAATTCCATAATTGAAGTTATTGATCCTCATTATTTTGATAACCAATATTTTAAAATCATTTGTCAAATGATAAAAGAATATTATTCAAAATATGAGCATACACCGACATTTGACACCTTAGAACAATTAAGTAAATCTGAAATCAGTTCACCTATGGCTCAAAAGAGCATATTAGATACATTAGAACAGGTTAAGAACGTTTCCGATGAAGGATCTGTATTTGTTCAAGAAAAGTCTCTTAAATTCTGTAAACAACAGGAGCTCCAAAAAGTAATGACAAAGGCACAATCAATCATCGACAAAGGTGATTTTGAAAGTTATGATAAGTTAGAAGAAATGGTAAGGGGAGCGTTACAAGTTGGAGAAGTTGATAAGGGTACTACGGATGTGTTTTTTAACCTTGATGAGGTATTAGATGATGATTACAGACACCCAATTCCTATTGGGGTCCCCGGTATTGATAACTTATTAAAAGGAGGATTAGCCAAAGGAGAAATTGGCGTTATTTTAGCCCCTACCGGTGTTGGTAAATCGACATTTACTACTAAAATTGCAAACCACGCGTTTAACTTAGGTTATAACGTACTTCAAATATTCTTTGAAGACAACCCAAAAATTATCCAAAGAAAACACATAACACTTTGGACTGGAATTCACCCTGACGATTTAACTGAAAATAAGGGAGAAGTAATGGAAAAAGTTAAACATATTCAAACAACAAGAAAAAATAAGTTGATTATGAAAAAGTTAGCATCCGATACCGTAACAATGAATCAGATTAAAAACCAAGTTAGAAAAATGATTGCCGAAGGAACAAAAGTTGATATGATTATTTTAGATTATATCGATTGTGTTGTACCCGACAAGAACTTAGGTGATGAATGGAAAAGTGAAGGTTCAGTTATGAGAGGATTTGAAGCGATGTGTCACGAATTAGACATCGCTGGGTGGACTGCAACACAAGGTAATAGAAACTCAATATCATCAGAGGTTGTAACAACAGATCAAATGGGTGGATCAATCAAAAAGGCACAAGTTGGTCACGTAATTATTACGGTGGCTAAGAGTCTACAACAAAAAGAGATGAATTTAGCAACCATCGCAATCACCAAGTCAAGAATTGGTAAAGATGGTGTTATATTTGAAAATTGTAAATTTGATAACGGTATGTTAGAAATCGACACAGAACAAAGTGTTACGTTTCTTGGACACGAGGAACAAAAAGAAGAAAGAAACCGTAGCCGAATCAAAGAACTTTTAGAAAAGAAAAAACAAAAAGAACAACAAGAATCTTAAAATAAATTATTAAATTTGAATAAAATGGATATTTCGCAAAAAATATTAAGTGACATTACTGTCTTTATGAAATACGCTAAGTTTCAACCCGAAAAGAATCGGAGAGAGACTTGGGAAGAGTTGGTGACAAGAAACAAAGAGATGCACCAACGTAAGTACCCCCAAATCAAAGATGAGATTGAGGAGGTATATAAAATGGTTTACGACAAAAAAGTATTACCATCAATGAGATCATTACAATTCGGTGGAAAACCAATTGAGATTTCACCAAACAGGGTTTACAACTGTGCATATATGCCAATTGACCACGTTGACTCATTCTCTGAAACAATGTTTTTACTTTTAGGTGGAACAGGAGTTGGATACTCAGTTCAAAAACACCACGTTGAAAAATTACCAGATATTAAAAAACCAAATCCTGATAGAACAAGACGTTATCTAATTGGTGACTCTATTGAAGGATGGGCAGATGCTATTAAAGTATTAATGGAATCATATTTAGGATACAAATCATCAA